CGGATGTACATGGGCTGAGGAGTTCCGGCGGCTCAACGAGGTCCGCCTTGGGATACCGGCGGCGATGTTCGACGGAGGCACAGGCGTCACAGCGACCCTCGCCGCATTGCTGACAGGACGGAGGCACGCACGATGAACACGAACGATTACCAACCCGCTCCGGACGCGGCGAAGGGGGAGGACGTTGTGGATCACCTGCGGGTGATGGCGCGGCTGGCCCCCAAAGTGCGAGGGACGTACCTCGAAGCCGCTGACGAAATCCTCCGCCTCCGCACAGCGGTCAGGACGGCGGAGGGGGAGCGGGACTTCTACAAGAAGCTGCACGAGGACGCCTGCGAGAACGAGACCCGCGCCGAGAAGGTTCTGGAGGAGTTCATCGGCGGTCCTGAGTACCAGCCGCTGTACGAGTTGGCCGAGTTGGCGGTCAACGCCCTCCGCGCCTCCGAGCAGCGGCGGGGGGAGTTGGAGGCGGCTCTGCGGCACATTCGCGAGGAATCCGCGAAGGACGGCTTCGGGTGCATGGTGCGCTACATCGACGCTGCACTGACCCCTCCCGTGTCTCAGGCGTCCACCCCCACCCCTGGCACAGACACCGCGACGGGCGGGAACACCGCGTCTCAGGGGGCGGGGGAAGGGGGGAGCAATGGCTAAGGCAAAGTGCAAGCACCCCAAGCGTGTGCGATTCAACGGCCCCCGCGTTCCGGCCTACTACGGGTCCGCACCCACCGAGATATGTGCCAAGTGCGGGCGATGGCGGAGCACGCTGCACAACACAGGCCCGTGGCAGACAGCGGCGAGCTTCACGAAGGCACTGACCCCGCAGGAGGACCCGGTATGACCCCCGCGAGCGACCCGTCGAAGATGAGCGAGGCCCTTGTGTTCGCCCGGCAAGTTGTCGGCTCTACGTGGAACGCCTTGTCCCTTGACCATGTGTGCAGCCGGAACCTGGAGGAGTGCTTGAAGGTCATTGACGCAGCCCTCCTCCCCCCGGCCAAGTCGCCGGGAACGCAGGAGGGGGCGGGCGAGAGCGAGAGGGCCCTTCGCAGTGCCCGCCAGAAGTGCTACGAGATCTGGCAGGGAGCGACGGCCTTATCCCCAAAGTCCGCAGCGCACGACGCAATGCGGGAGATCGACACTGCTCTTGCCGCCCTCTCCGCCTCACTCTCGCAGCCCGAGCAGGCTCGGCTCTACTCCCTTCCCGAACTGCGGTCGCTGCTGGCGAGGCACGCCCAGTCTCTGCCCGAGTCGCAGGGGTTCCACCCCACCGTGACGGCGTGGGACCTCCTCGACACACTTGGGAATCAAGCCCCCGAAACTCCACAGTGCTCGGCCAGTGTGGAATCGGCTCCACAGCCCGCACCCTCGCAGCCCGAGCAGGCGAAGGCGTGCCCACTGTGCAGCGGCAGCGGTAAGGCCGCGGTTTACCTCAACACCGAGCACTTGTACGACGCCCCCTCCCCCACCAGCCCGGAGGCGGGGAAGTCTCAGCCGCACCCGCTGTCTATGCCGGGTGCCAGAACCGGCGCGATGGGCATGCAGTCTGGCGACCGCATCGTTGGCCCCGGTGGCAAGACGGGCCGGGCCGACGAGTTCCTTCCCGACGGCGAAGTGTTCGTGAGTTGGGACGACGGCACGTATGCGACTTTGAAATGGGGACAGATCACACCAAGCCCGGACGCGGGGGAGGGGCGGCAACCCGCCGCGGCCCGCAAGGGGGGAGAGGCTGACCATGGATGAACTGTTGCCGTGTCCGTTCTGCGGGTACACCGACATCGAGGTGCACATCGAGCGGGGGCCGTTCGGCCACCATGCCGAGTGCGCGTGCCAGATATGTGGAGCAACCGTCGCAGGTATCGGCGTGCTGGTGCCCGAGGACGGCGGGCCAGCGGACGAACTCACCGCGTCGGCAATCGCCGCGTGGAACACCCGAAGCGAACCGAAGGAGCCGCACCAATGACAACCCCCACACCGGGAGGGAAGGAGAGAGGCGTGGAAGTGAAGGCGATGACGAGAACAGAAATCGCGGCGATCCGCGACGCTCTTGACGGTCGGAATGATGAGTGGCGGGACGGGACTGTTCTGCGTCTCATCGCCGCGTACGACCTGCTGGCGGGGGAATGCAGGGCGTGGAGGGCCACGGGAATCAGGCGAACAGAACAGGGCTATTGGATTCCGGCGTTGCCGCTCGACACGCTCGGCACGATTGACGCCGCTCGCGCCCGCACCGACGCCGCTGGGGGGGTGGGAGCATGAACGAGAGAGAGATGGACCTACAGGTGGCACTGCGCGTCATGGGCCACTGCCGCAGGCGGGCCAACACGCTGGTGAAGCACTCCGACCATGAGGCCGAGCAGATCTCGCACGCCGAGTACTGCTGGGACTACTTCGACCAGCACGGGAACGTCGTACGGCTGCTGCGATACACCAAGGACGTTGCCGCCGACTACGAGGTGCTGGAGCGGGTGCGGGAATGGACCGCCCCTCAACGGTTCAGTTTTGGGTGCGAACTTGACGCAGTGTGGTCTGTGCGAGAGCACGGAGAGAACGGCGACAGGTACGTGCCTGAGAATGCGGTGCAGTACCGCCCCGGCGACTACAGCCGAGCAGCCCTCGCCGTGCTCGGAAACGGAGGTGCGAAGTGAGCAGAGAGACTGACGCGATCATCGCGGAGAGGGCGTGCGGGTGGACCGACCTGCGCGCGGTGCCTGTAAGCGGTATGGGCGATGTGCTGTATGGAACGCGGGGCGGGAAGCGAGACTCCGTTCCCAACTACTCCACCGACCTCAACGCCATGGCGGAGGCGGAAAAGCTCCTCACGCCGGAGCAGTTGGAGCAATACGGCGTCGCACTCGCCGAAGAGGTCGGCTTAGGGGTGCGACTCGTCTATCTCGCAAGCGCGTGGAAGCTCGCCACCGCCACCGCCCAGCAGAGGGCCAAGGCTTTGCTCGCCGTATTGGAGGGACAGCGATGAACGTTGAACAGATGAGGGACGAGGTGGCGAGGAGGCTGGGGTGGACCAAGAGCCCCATATGGACGCCCGTATACAACTACTGGGTTGAGCCCGGCAAAGACTTCGCAAACCACTACGGCCACCCCATCCCCGACGGCGACCTGACCACGCTCGCCGCGCTGTGGCCGGAGGGGTGGGACTGGGAAGTGGCGTTCGACGGCGACGGCTACACGGGCTGGATCAACCGCCACGGCGACGACACCGACCACGAGATGTTCACCGGGCCGAGCGAGTACGAGTGCAGGTTGAAGATGCTGCTCGCCGTGCTCGGGAAGGGGCGTGGGGGGTGAAATACAACACCAACTGCTACATCATCCCCCGACAGTGGATCACCGACCGCGCGGCCCTCGTCTGCCAACATCGCGAAATCGCTTGGCAGGACTTCGCTGGCGGGGGCCGTCACCCTGCCGTCGTCGCCTGCCGGGAAGTCGCGTACATCCTCTGCTACGAGTTCACCGACGCCACCCACCGCGTTTGCAGCGGGCCGGAGCTGGCCCTGAGCGTCGGGCGGGCCAACCACAGCAGCATCTTCACGGCCATCCGCCGGGCCAACCAGGACCCCGAGCGCGTGGCGGAAGCGGAACGGCTGGCGGTGGTGATGGGGCTCAGGCGGCGGAAGGATCCGGCCAGGCATGACGCGCCAGCGAGGGAGCCGGGCAAGCAGGGGAGGGCGGGGGCGGCGTAGGCCCCAGCGAAACCATGTTGCGTTCCCGACTCAGACCCCCTATTCTCTCCGTAAGGGACTCGCGCAGGTGCATGGAAAGCACCAGTGCCGGACACCCCACCCGCACAACACATCGCACATAACTCGCATCTGCGAGGGTCCCCCCGTCGCGCGCGCCTCCCCCGGTGCGTTGCGGCTTTTGCCCGTGTCTGTCGCTGGCCCTTTCCCTGCGGGTTCATCGCGGGGGCGTGGGCAGCGGCAATCATGTACGCCCTAGCCGTTGGGGGGTGTGCCACAGGCACGACCAAAAGCGGCGAAACCAACTTCGGTGTCGTGCTCCCCGGTGAGCCGATCAGCCCCGGCGCCCTCGGTGAAGGTGCCGAGCAAGTCATGTCGTGGCTCGGAATCCCCGGCGGCAAACTCATCGGCGGGCTCGTCGGTGTCGGTGCCGCCGCATGGCTCAGAAACCGCAGCACCCGCAAAGACGCCGACCGGGCCTACGACGCCGAGCGTGAAGCCGCCATCGAGCGTGCCCGCCTGCAAGGCCGTGACGAGGGCTGGGACGAATACCACCGAGCCTCCACAACCCAACTACCAACCGTGGGCGGCGTGCCTGCTGGTGCTGGCGGCAATCCTCGCCCTGTCACCACGGAGCCGCTGACATGAACCTCAACGGCGACACCAAGATCACCCTTGCAGTCGCGGTCTTGTGCCTGTCAACCGCTGTTGGCGGGACGTGGAAGGTGTCAACCGCCGTCAACCAGCTTCAGCGGGACGTCGCGGGCTCCTACACGCTCGCAGCGGCGAGTGAACAGGCCCTCCGCATGGCGATTGAGAACCCCGGCCTGCGTGTCCCCGACCCGCGCGATCCATCCAAGATCATCACCACGCCGAGCAAAGGAAACTGAATGAACCCCATCGCAAGCATCGTCACTTGCGTCCTGTCATTCCTCATCGCTACCACCAACACCACCCCGACTGCTGTCATCAAGCACGCGAACGTCATTGAGGCCACGAGCAACAGCCCAGGCGAACTCACCGTTTACACGAGCATGTCCGCCACTTACGTTGACCTGGACTTCGACGGCGAGTCCTCTATCGGCACGGAAGGGGCCGACCTCATCATGTGTTGCTGGTTTGTGGACGGCGAGCTGGCAGACGCCGAGGACTTCAGCCCCACACTGCGGCTTGAAATCGGCGAGGACCCTATCGAGGTTGAGTTCACCGTGTACGCGAACGACGCGGACATCACCCCGAGCGAGCCTGCAATCCTCACCATCACCGTCGTACGGCAGTAACCGGCAAAGGTAATCATGGCTGCTACAGCCGTCATTCAAGTCAACGGGCAAACAGTCGCAACCAGTGCCGCGGCGGGCCGCATCGCGCGCCCAAAGGGCGACACGACGTTCTCTGGAGAGGCTTCGACGCCCGACGCGGGTGCGAACGAGATTACCACGTACAACTGGAGCTTCGACGGCGCGTCGAGTTCCAACGCGACTCCGACTTTCACGCTGGTTGAGGGGCGAGTCCACACTATCACCCTTCAGGTCGCCGACGATCTTGCGAACGAGGCAACGGCGACGCTGACGGTGGTTGTGCCCGGCGGGTTCCGCAGCCGTGACTACAGGGGGAGAGGCGGGAGGTAGCACGCAGCACCTCACCGCACAAACGGATTGATCCTACCGGCCAGATTCCGACTTTCAAGAGGGCGCGCGACACGCATGAGCGACGAGGGGAACAATCAGGGGCACGACGACGGCCTGCCTTCCCCTCCAGACCGAGGGGGTAGGGGGCAATGCAGCCTTGCCGACCTGATGGACCCGCACCGGGCGCGGGGTGCTGCTGGGCTACTCGCCCGCGCAATCTCCGCCGGGTACATCGACGCCTTCTGCATCGACTACCAGGAAGCGAAGAAGCTCGCCCGGGAACTGGCACAGCTCAAAGACAACCCAAGGGCGAAGGCTGCTGGCGTCAAGCTGTTGGCGGCGATGGCTATCCACGACCTCAAGCTCATGGAGATTGCCGACAAGTCCAAGCGGCTGGATGACGGCTTGCCCACTGAGAACATCGGGGGCAGCATCAAGTTCATCAAGGGCGTGGACGAGGAGGCGATCTAGTGGTGTCCGTGGCCGACATCCCCGCTGACGCCAACGTGTACGAGCCGCGGGGCGGGGCACGCCAGTTGTTCCATTGCCGGGACCTGGAAGTGGACCTAGAAGGGCCAGCGGGCACGGGTAAGAGCCGCGCGGCACTGGAGAAGGCCAACGCCGTGGCTGAGAAGTACCCCGGCGCCCGCATCCTGCTGATCCGCAAGACGCGCGTCAGCATGACCGAATCGGTGCTGGTGACGTGGGAAGAGAAGGTGCTCGGCCCAGAGCACTACCTCTGCCGGAACGGGGCTACGCGGGCGCACCGAACGGAGTACCGCTACAAGAACGGGTCGGTTGTAGTGCCAGGGGGGATGGACAACCCTGACCGGATCATGTCAACCGAGTGGGACCTCATCATCGAGTTTGAGGCCACCGAGCTGAGCGAGCACGAGCACGAGATGCTGTCCACCCGCTTGCGCAACGGGCGGATCGGCTACCACCAGCAGATCAGCGACTGCAACCCGAGCGGGCCGGGGCACTGGATCAACCGGCGGGCGTTGGACGGGAAGATGACCCGCATCCTGTCCCGGCACAAGGACAACCCGTTTCTATGGGACGGGAAGGACTGGACCGACGTAGGCCGGGCGTACATGGCGACCCTGGAGCGGCTGACCGGCCACCGCAAGAACCGGCTGCTGCTGGGCAAGTGGACGGCGGCGGAGGGGTTGGTGTACCCCGAGTTCGAGGCTGCGGCGGGTGGGCACGTCATCGACGCAATGCCCGATGGCTGGCAGGGCTGGCCCAAGCGCCGCTCCATCGACCTTGGCTTCAACGACCCCTTTGTGTGCCAGTGGTGGGCCGAGTCCGACGACGCCCTGTACCTGTACCGCGAGGTGTACATGAGCGGGCGGATCATCGAGGACCACGCCCGGCAGATTCTCCGGCTGTCGGCCGGCGAGGACTACGAGGCCACGGTGAGCGACCATGACCGAGAGGATCGTGAGACGCTGCACCGCCACGGGGTACAGACCACGCCAGCGACCAAGGACATCGACGCAGGTATAGCGGAGGTCAAGGCGAGGCTGACCAAGGGCGGCAACGGAAAGCCCCGCCTGTTCTTCCTGCGGTCGGCGCTGGTGGAGCGGGACGAGGCTTTGGCCGACGCCAAGCGGCCTACGTCCACGCTGGAGGAGTTCGACGCCTACCTGTGGAAGCAGCACCGCGACGGGGTGGCGAAGGACGAGCCGGTGGACCGCGACAACCACGGTATGGATGCGATGCGGTATTGCGTGATGAGTATGCAGTCCGGCCAGTACTACGCCTTCGGCACGGGCACCGGCGAGCAGCCCAAGCGCGGCGGGTGGAGGGAGGCGGTATGAGCGTCGTTCTGGACATCCATGAGAACGAAGAACTGCGGCACGCCAAGGCGTTCCTTGACGGCGTGGAACTCTCGCACTGCTTCCGCCTGTGCCCAGCCGAGGGGTGGGCTGATGTGTACGAGACAGAGAACGGCGGGCGGCGCATCGCACTTACCCCCGACGGGTTGGCCCCTGCTACCAAGCGGGTGCATGGGCGGGTGTACGCAATCGACACCCGCACGGGCGAGCCGTGGGACACCGACAAAGCCATGTACTCCGAAGGGGGCTGTGACTGATGCCGAAGGCCACCACCAAACGCCCCACCCGCGCCCCCAAGTCCCCCACCCCCGGCCGCGAGGTCTACGAGCCCTACGCGATGGGCACGGTCATGGTGGGGGAGGGCATGTCCCGCCAGTTCTCGTTCAACCCCACCGACAACGCCCTGGTGCGGCGGTGCGTGCAGCAGACGATGGCCTGGGCCGTGGCGTTCAACGCGATGGCGTGCGCCCAACAGAAGCTCCGCCTGTTCCGCACCACCAAGGCCAAGGGCAAGGCCCTGTGGGCGGGCAAGCGGGTGACTAACCGCAAGATGCTCCGCCACCTGCGCGGGGAGGGTCTGTACGACGCGGGCACCAAGGCTCTTGAGCTGAGCAATGAGGGGGACGTTGAGGAAGTGCTTGACCACCCAGCGCTAACCCTGTTCCGCCAGCCCGACCCCTTCCAAACCAGCATCGACTTCATGGAGACGCACTTCTGGGGCAAGGAAGCGGTGGGACGCTCGTACACCTGCAAGGCCGAGCGGGGCAGCGACGGGACGCCGGTGAGCCTGTACAACCTGCTGCCCGCCTACATGACCGTGCAGCCAGACGAGCGCACGTTCATCCGTGGGTACTGGTACGGGCGCAACACGGTGGCGCAGAGGATGTACACGCCCGCCGATGTGATCTACCACCGGCACATGACGAACAAGCTGAACCCCCTGGAAGCCTACTCGTGGCCGTCCACGCTCCAGATGGAGTCAGACTGCGAGATGGCGGCGGTGCAGAGCGAGGTGGCGAAGTGGAACAACGGCGGGCAGCCGGGCATGATCGTGAGCATTGACGGCACACCCCCGTCTCCCACGGCGCGGGCACAGATCGAGTCTGACTGGGCGCGGCAGGTCAAGGGGGTGCAGAAACATGGCGGCGCATTCTTCATATTCGGCAAGGCCAGCGTTACACAGGGCACCGACTCGAAAGAGATGCAGTACGTCGAGGGCCTGACCAAGATCGAGAAGCGCATCTACCGCGCGGCCGGCATCCCCGACTCCATCGTGGAGATGAGCAAGTCGAACCTGGCGAACGCTTGGCGGGCGGATCCGCAGTACTGCTCGCAGGTGATCCTCCCCCGGATCAATAAGTCGGCGGAGGAGTTCAACCTGTGGCTCCTCTACAGCGACTTCGATCTGGACCCGGGCGAGTACTTCTTCGCGTTCGACAACCCGGTGAAGGAGGACGAGGTAGCGGCGGTGGACCGGGCGGTGAAGCTGGTTACGGCGGGGATCATCCGCCGAGAGGTGATCGCGGCGGAGCTTGGGTATTTGCCGGAGGATGTGGGGACGGACCCCAACGCCGTGCCGGAGCCTGTGGAGGTGGAGGATGGGGCCGAACAGACCGATCCCGAGGGCGGCGACACGACGGTGGATGGCACAGTCGCCGCGCCGACCGGGCGGGACGTACAGGCGGAGGCCCTCAATGGCGCACAGGTCACAGCACTGGCGGAGTTGGCTTCGCAGGTCGCGCTGGGTCAACTGCCCGAGCGTTCGGCCCGCGCGATTGCACGGGCGGCGTTCCCCCTCGTGTCCGACGAACTGCTCACCGAAATCTTCGGGGGGCTGGAAGCCTTCGAGCCAGAGCCCGATCCCACAGCCGCACCGCCCGATAACACTAAACCCCCGAACGGTAATGGACCTAGCAACGTGGCAGTGGGCGGCGACGGTGCGAAAGCCTTGGGAACTGAACTGACGCGCGGTAGCGTGAGCGCCCATGAGCGAGGCGGATCAACGGCGTCTGGTGCAGATCATGGCTCAACTAGAGCGCATGACGAAGCCCGCTTCCCCTCCACCTCCCCCGCCCGCAAACGGCTTGCGCTTGAACCCCGGGAAGGGTGCGAGTGTGGACATCCCGCCGGACATATTCACGGCAAAGCCACCGAGCCCGAAACGTCGCTTGGACAACTGAAGGCGAAGCTTGAGGCGTGGCTGAAGGCGACGTACCCGGAGGCGTTGCAGCCGGACGGGTCGGTGGTGCTGACGCCCGCGCAGGAGCAGGACCTACAGGCCATCCTCGGCCCTGTCATCCGTGAGTACATGGAGGAGGGCGCCAGCGCCACCGCGGGCAAGCTGGGCGGGGAGTGGGGCGGGATCGCCACCAACCCCCGGGCCTTGGAGTGGGCCGAGCAGCACGCGGCGGAGGCGGTCAGGGACATCGCGGACACGACGCGGGCGGAGCTGAACGCGGCGGTCACTTCGGGCTTGCAGGAGTCGCGGACGCTGAACGAGATTCAGGCCGACATCCGCGAGCGGGTGCCGGAGATTGCGAGTGCGCGGGCGGAGGTCATCGCCCGCACCGAAACCGCCACGGCCTACAACCGGGGCGGGGTGATCGCGGCGAAAGAGAACGGGTACACGCACAAGCAGATTGACCTCGCGGGGGGGTCGTGCCCCACCTGTGAGGCGGTGGTGGCGGCGCACCCCGAAGGCGTGCCGATTGACGGGAGTTTCATGGTGGAGGGGACGCCGATGTACAGCAGCCCGCTGCACCCGAACTGCCGGTGTGCCACAACGTTTGAGGACAGGAGCGAAGGATGACGTGCATTGTCGGGGTCATTCACAACCGCAGGGTCTACATGGGCGGTGACTCCGCTGGCGTGTCGGGCTACTCCGTAACCTCGCGCAAGGATCCCAAGGTGTTTCGCCGTGGCGAACTGGTCATCGGCTACACCAGCAGTTTCCGCATGGGGCAGGTGTTACGGTTCTCCCCGTCTGTGCCCGACAAGCCCGAAGGGGCCGACCTGTACGAATGGCTCTGCACCAAGTTCGTGGACGGGTGCCGGAAGGCCATGAAGGAGGCCGGGTACACCGAGACAGAGAACGGGCGGGAGTCCGGTGGCACGTTCCTTGTGGGCGTGCGCGGGCGTCTGTTCACTGTGCAGTCCGACTTTCAGGTGGGAGAGACGCGGGACGGATTCTCGGCTTGCGGTTGTGGGACGGACCTCGCGCTGGGGGCTATGGCCGTCACCAGAGGTAAGAAGCCGGAGGACCGCATACGGGCGGCCCTGGCTGTGGCGGAGCGATTCTCGGCGGGCGTTCGCAGCCCCTTTCTGGTTGTGAAGGAGTAACAGGCATGGTCGCCACACTCAAAGGGCCGGACATCATCCGCAAGCTGCGCGAGGCGCACCCCGAACTGGACGCCGGGGCGCGGCTGGGCGTCGTGTCCTCGTTCTGCAAGGATTCCCGCGTCGAGGCCAACGCCGGGCGGAAGTCCGTCGAGATCGTCGGCACCCTCACAACCGACGACATCGACCTGGACGAAGAGCGCGTGCTGCCCGATGGCATCGACTTCAACGGGTACATGATGAAGAACCGTAACTGGTTCGTTGACCACGACTACAGCCTCCTCTCGTGCGTGGGCAAGGTGCGCAGTCTCACCCGCAAGGGCAACGGGTGGCAGTACCGGGTCCAGATGCTGTACAACCCAGAGAACCCGCTGATCCAGGCCGTCGTGTCTCTGGCGGAGGCGGGGTCCTGCCCCACCTCCATCGGCTTCTGTGAGAAGGACGGCGGGGCACCGACGAAGGATGAGGAGCGGCGTTACCCCGGCAAGGCGTTCATCGTCCGCAAGTGCGTGGCGGTCGAGGGGTCGTTTACGGCCATGCCCTGCAACGTCTCCTGCCAGTCTGGGCAGGTCGTGTTTACCGGGAGCGAGGAGAAGGCGGAGACGGCGCGGGGAATCCTCGTCAAGTCCCGCATCCCGGAGGCGTACTGGGCACGGCTGGGGCTGGCACCCGTCAAGGCGAAGCGGCGGATACTGGTGTGGGATGGGCGGTAGGGAGAACCGAGCATGGGAAAGAAGATTTACGAGAGCGACGTTCCGGACGTGCCCACAAACTTCTGGTATGGGTCAGAGCGTGAGGATGCCGGGGAATCCCTCCCACTGATTCAGATGCACGGCGAACAGTCTTACCGGCGCGGTTACTACCAAGCCGTATACGTTGTGCTGGAATACCTGCGGGCCGGGCACAGCCCCGAAAGGATCAAGCGGTTCCTTGAGGGGCCGCTGTACAAATGGCGGTACGACACCGCCGTGGACACGATGAAGTGGGCCCCCGAGATAGCCCACCCAAGCAGAACACCCCCGGGGACAGCATCCCCGGCCTGACCCGATGAGGGTTCTCGAAGCCCGCCAGTAATGGCGGGTTTTTCTTGCGCCCGCATAGCCCCGTCGTCATGACGGTTTCGTGACGGCGCGCCAGAGTGGTGCCAGAATGGTGCCAGCGCGCGCCGATCTGCCGCCCCAAAGTCCCTGCGAAACCACCTGCGGCACCCCTGCGAAAAACCCTGCGGTCTCCGCCCACGGCGCACCGACTGCCCACAGACTGCACAGCAACAGCACACGGACTACCCACGCGCGCCTGTTTGGTGCGCAAAGTGCGCGCAAAAACACCAAATGCGCGCAACTTTGCCGCCACCCTTGCCGGTATGGGCATAGTTCCCTACGGGCGCTCCCATCACCCAAACTGATGCCCCTTGCTTTCTCCATCACTCCCGGTTATGGTTAGCTGTCCGACATTCCAGACTGATGACGCCAGCCCCTTGGCGGTGAGCGCGCTACGGCCCCCTCACTACTTCGCGGTTGCCCGATGAGGTCGAGTTTCCCAACTCGCACAACTCACAAGGGCAACCACCATGAACCGCAAGCAGCTTTTGGCGTTCCTCGCCAAGCAGGGCTACAAGGGCGCGTCAGTTCTCGCAGACATCAAGGCTTGGATCGCCGAGCAGAACGCCACCATCTCCGACCCGTCCGGGGAGGAGGTTGACGTTGACGCGGCTTGGGCGACCAAGGCCGCTCTGACCGTCGATGACGCCAGCACCAAGGCGCACGAGGCCGACGAAGACCCCGATTCCGTCACCGTCAGCACCGCCGAGCTGAACCGCCTGAAGGCTGCGGCCCGGGTGGAGAACCAGAAGGTCCGGGGCACCAACCCGCCCCGCAACCCAGCCGACGCGCCGGCCATCCACACCGGAAACGACCGCTTCGCCCGCAAGTCCTACCAGGGCAAGATCGCCCGGGGCGAGGCCAAGTTCGGCGACGTTGACCAGGCCGAGTACGTTGGCGCGACCCTGCGGCTCGCGTCGATGGCCCCCTTCGGCACGAAGTCGTACCGCCAGCGCGAGAGCGACGAGGCCATCGTCGCCAACGTCGTTGGCAAGACGGGCTCCAGCACCAACAACAGCATCGGCGGGTTCCTCATCCCCGACGACGTGAGCATGTCTATTTCGTGGGCGACCGAGGCCAGCGGCATTGCCCGCCGCCTGTTCAACGTGCAGCGGATGACCCGCGATACGTGGAGCGGCAACCGCAAGACGGCCATGATCTCCATGACCCACCGGGCGCAGTCGGGCTCGATGACGGCCACCGACGACACGCTGGACCGGATCAACCTCATCGCCAAGGAGGTCTACGCCCTGGTGCGCCTCCCCACCTCACTGCTGGAGGATTCGGCGGTCAGCATCGCGGAGGAGTACAGCAAGAGCTTCGCGGAGGCTCAGGGTCGCCGCGAGGATCAGGACGCCTTCATCGGCGACGGCTCGGCCACCTACGGCGGGCACGTTGGGCTCGCCAACGCCTTGCGTTCTGGCGCGTACATCGCTCAGGCGACCTCGAACACCTGGGCGGCGCAGGTTGAGGCCGATCACCTGAAGCTCATGGGCTCGGTCGAGAACGTTGACACCAAGCGGCTCGCGTTCCTGTGCAGCCGTCAGTACTACGTACAGGTCATGCTCCGCCTCGCGCTGGGCAAGTCGGGCAACAACGCCCGTGACACACGCGAGGGGCTAGGGATGCTCGGCGCGGACGCCGTGTACCTCGGGCACCCCGTGTTCTTCTCGCCCGACCTTCCGATCATCACGGCGACCACGGCCAAGTCGGTGTACTTCGGGGACTTCCAGGGCGGGGCCACGCTGGGCGACCGGCGCGACCTCACCGTGTCCACCTCCGAGCACGCCTACTTCACCACCGACGAGTACGCGATCAAGGCCACGGCCCGCATCGCGGTGAACGTCCACAGCGACGGGCGCTCCGGCACCTTCGGCAACATCGTCTGCCTCAAGAACGGCTGATCCAACCGCACAACGGGCGGCGTGATGCCGCGCGAAAGGAACGACCATGATTCACGAACAGAACACGAAGTTGGTTGTGGGGCTGGCCCCCATCAGCCTCAACTCGGCGGCGGCTACGGCCCTGACCGTGGACACGCTGGGCTACAGCTACGCGACCTGGGTCGTCCAGTTCGGCGTGATCGGCGGCGCGGCCACGGTGTTCAAGCTGGAGGAGTCAGCCACCGACTTCACCGGCGCGGCCATCGCAGCCTTCACGGGCGCCGGCTCCACCGGCAATCTGCGCCTGCCCCAGACCGCCGACGCGGGCAAGATTTTCGTTTACCACTGCGCCCTCGGCGGGGACCGCAAGCGATACCAGCAGTTCCAGATCACCACGGGCGCTACCACGCTCGTGAGCGTGACCTGCATTCTTTCGCGGGCCAACGCCGTCCCTGTCGGCGCCACCGCTCGCGGCCTCGCGGCTGAGGTCATCGGCTGATCCCACGCACTCTCTCTCCTCCCGCTCCGGCTGGGCCGCAAGCCCCGCCGGGGCTTTGGTCAAACCACAGTCCATCAAGAACAAGGCCGTGCGCAAACCGCGCGGGCCGGTGAAGGGCACGAAGCCCAAGGGGAAGTGATATGGCCCTCCCAGCTCTCGCACGCCCTGACGCGACGATTCCTGCTGTCGGCGGCGCTCACTCGGTCCCCGGGTCCATCCGCTCCGATTGGGTGGTGGCTCACACCAACCTGAAGGCCGCAGCGGCATCGGCTGGGGTGCTGAAGGCCCCGCTGTCCTGCACCGCCGCCGAGGTGGTGCTGATGCGGGTGCCCGACGCCTGTACGCGGGTGTACGTGCGCGGGCGGTACGCCACGGGCGTGATTACCTCCATGACCACGCAGCCGGTAGTGCAGGTCTACTCGATCTTCTTCCCCAACTCGGGAGCCCTGCCGTACACCGGAACCGACGCGGCCCCGGTACTCATCAAGGACGGCACGGTGCGGGCCATGCGGGTGGACGCGACCACGCAGGCGGGGACGGCACAGACAGTCACGCTCATCCCGTCCACGGACATCGCGGACGACGTTTACAGCTACACCGACTGCCCCGACCAAGTCGGGTGGGACCTGCGCGGGGGCGCGTACTGCCTCGTGCTCGTGAAGACGGCGGGCGTCATCAACGTGGGCGCTGGTGCCATCGACCTCCAGGCGATGTTCACGAACTAAGGACCCCCCGTGGCCGACCTTGTAACCACAGCCGAGTACAAGGCATACGCGAACATCAGCGTGACCACATGGGACACGCAGATCGGCGTGCTCATCGACATCGCCTGCGAGATCCTGCGGTCGGAATGCGGCCGCGACCTGACGACCGGCTTCGAGTCCGCCGCCCGCACCGAGTACTACGAGGGCACCGGCACCGACACTCTGCAACTGCGGGAGTGGCCGGTGGCGACTCTGACATCAGTGACACAGGTGGACGCGGAGAACACGGCGATAGGGTCGGCCTACGACGCCAGCACCTACTACCTGGAAAACGCGGGCGCCTCGGGCCTGCTGCGGTGGTACGGGTCGGCGTCGGGGCGGTTCGCTGCCTCGCGCGTGGGGCTGGGCTGGTACGACACCAACCCCGTGGACGGCTTCGGCACGTACCCCGCTTGGTGCTCGGGCTCTCGTTACAAGGTCGTGTACACCGGCGGGTACGGCACCATCCCGAACAAGGTGAAGTTCGCGGTCTACCAGCTCATCGACCTGCTGCGGGCAGAGGCCGCGACTGGCGCGTCCACGGGTCTGAAGTCTGAGAGTATCGTGGACTACTCGTACACGCGCGAGAGCGTGACGGGCGCGGGCAAGGCCGAGCGTATAGCGGCGATTGTGGCACCCCTGCGAACGGGGGGCCTGTGAACACGCCCTACCACCTGCTGACGAGCACGGCGACGGTGGCGGTGCTGTCCACCACGGCTGACAACGCCGGGGCGGAGAAGCTGTCGTGGTCAACGGCGGGGCAGGCCACCATCCCCTGCAACATCCAGCCGATCAGCACCGCCAACAACATGCAGTACGGGCGGGACACCGCGACACGCCTGTTCACCATCCTGCTGTCCCCCACAGACTCCGCGGGCGTTGACGTTCTCTCCCGCCTCAACGGCAAGAACCGCATCGTCATCGGATCCGACACCTACGGGATGGAGCCGGGGATGAACGTGGCGGGGCAGAGCGCTTTGTACAAGGTCATCGCCGAGCGGGTGGAGGGGGTGCATCCGTGATCGTCCGCGTCTCCGTCAACTTCGACCGCGGGCGGTTCGATCAGCAGGTCGAGAGGGCTGTGAACGCAGGCATCTCGCGTGCCGCCTTTGAGGGCAAGCAGTTCATGTCGCGCGGGCTGGGCAAGGGCAAGGGCGACTATGCGGCGTCGGCTGCTGGCTCGCCCCCCAACGTCCAGCGCGGGCAACTCCGCAGCTCCATCACGAGCACGGAGGCCGTCAACTTCCGGGCCTCCGCTGGAACGCCGTTGAAGTACGGGCTGATTCAGGAACGTGGCGGGGTCATCCGGCCCAAGAAAGGCAAGTTCCTGCCGGTGCCCTTGAACATCCCCGCGAAGAGGATCATGGAGCGCGAGGGGACGCCCAAGAACACCAAGACGCAGCTCATCCGCACCAAGAACGGCAAACTGCTGCTGTGGGGCGAGGACAAGCAGAAGGTCAAGAACCGCGCGGGCCGGAAGGTCATCGCGGATCAGGTGCCCATCTGGATTCTGGTCAAGCAGGTCAAGTTCCCGCCCCGCCCATGGTGCCTCCCCGCCGTGGAGCGGAACCGCGACGCTATCGCCAACTCCGCCATCAAGCGCGCCGCGCAGGTGTTCCGGCAGGGGGTGGGCGCTTGAACCTCCAGATCGTCATCGACGCGGTGCTCGACCGGATCAAGATCGACACCACCCTGTACGCGACGGGGGCGTGGACCGCTGCCCTCCCCGGTGGCATCACCGCCATACTCGGGCCGCAATCAGCCTCCCCATCGTTCCCCTACGGCGTCATCAACGCGACGTGGGGCGAGGACAACGGGGCATTCGAGGCCGTGGGCGCGGCGTTCACTGTGACCATCACGGTGGTAGACAAGCGCGAGAACGCCACCGACAAACTGCTGACCATCTCGAACCGGCTTATGGGCGACTCGATGAAGCAGGCCACCCGCCTGCCCTCGTACGGCCTGCACCGCTGGACACCCACGCTGACCACCGACGCCACGCTCAACCCGTTAGGCGTGGTCGCTGACGGGTGCCTGTACGCCAACCTTGGCGGCACAGGACCGGAGGCGCAGGGCACCGACCACATCTCACAGGACTTTGTGTTCGAGGGGCGGCTGTCCGCTCCGCTGAATCCATAGGAGCGACCGCATGGGCTACCCCATCACAGCAGAACTCGGCAAGATCACAAGCTGGGGCAGCGCCGAGGACGTTACCACGCTCCTCGCCAATACCCGTGTCGTCAACTTCGGCGTCACGTTCAAGTCCGACGAGCAGGACATCACGGCGATGGCCGCGACGTCGATGGAGTACATGGGCGGGCTGCGGTCAGCCGAGGGGACCTTCGAGGCTCTGTGGCCCAACTCCGCCCCGGTGCTAGGCGACACTGCGGCAATCACATTCGCGGGCGGGTACGCGCAGTTTGCCCAGCGCTTCCGCATAGCGATTGACTTCGGGGAGGAGGACATCACACCGCTCCCCACCGCGACCGGCGGGTGGCGGCGGTTCATGCCCTCGGGCCTCATCAAGTGGAGCGGGTCTTACACCGCCCTAGCGGTGAGCGACACGGCGGCGAGCCTGCCCACGGCGGTGAACACGGCGGCGGGCGCGGCCACCTTCAAGCTCAAAGAGTGCGGGGCCACCGACGCGACCTGGGGCGGCAACATCATGACCACCAGCCTGGGCCACCGCCAGAGCGCGAGCCGTGGCAAAGTGGAACTGGATTACGCCTTCATGGGCTCGGGCGCCTTGACGATCACGGCCGGATCGTCCGGCGGTCCCGCGATCCTGCCCGCGGGCGCGGTGGACAAGTCGGACTGGGACACCAACGGCGACGGTGTTCCGGATGTGACGTGGCTGGGGCAGACGTTCACGAGTCGCACCATCAGCGGCGCGGCGTTCCTGCGGTCGCTGGAGTTGGAAGCGACCCCCGGCCAGCCCATCAAGGTGACGGGTTCGTTCCGGTTCTCGGATGCGGTGACGCTGGCCTGATTAGGAGGCGGAGTGCGCGTACCAGTAGTCCCGGTACTTGACGGTCACGGCGAACGCTTCGGGCGTCAGGTCGTGCTCGCGCGCAAGACAGATGAACTGGTCGGCGGTTGCGTCTGCAAACTCGACACGGGCACTTCCAGCAAGGGTTCGCCACTCGCGTTCGCAAGCGGCGGAGTGTTCCATGAGAGCGCGATCAAAACGCTTGACGCAGTCGGGCTCAAACCGGCGATAGGTAGACGCAACAAACGCACTGATGGGGCTGCCCGCAATCGGGGACATCGCCTCGAAGCGGCAATCGGTCATGGACGCGAGAACTCCCGCCAAGGCCGTGGCTTTGGCGAGTGGGTCGATGACGTCGTCAAGCGTGCGGCACCTGATGATCGCGCGAGCGATTTCCATGACTGCGGGATGCTCAGGGAAGGACTCGCCCCATGCAATCAGGGCGGACTCCTTCTCTCTGCCGGTGATGGGAAAGAATCCAGCCGGGCGACGAGTAAGGTCCACGGGCTATCTCACCAGCAGCCACACGACGGCCAGCGGAACAGCGATGGCGGCAACCATGCCCCATCCAAGCAAAACGCCGACGCCAACCGTGAGCACGGGGTTGGTCAGCAGTTTGGACGAGCGGAGTTGTGCGAGTTCCCCTCGGAGCGCCCGCACGTCCATACGCAAATCTTGCACGGTTTCGGCCTCGGTCGCATGGTCGTCAATCGGACGGGACGGGCGGGCGAGAGCACTCATGGGTCGTACCTCCGGTCTGTAAGTATCCCCCCACGGGCATGGAACGCAATACCGAACGGGAGGCGACTTTATGGCCGATAACCTCCCGCTCGGGTCTGCCAAAGTTGAGTTTGTTGGCGATGCCTCCAAACTGAAGGTGGCAGCGGACCAAGCCAAGAAGATGGTGGATGATGTCAAGCGGTCGGAAGCCGATGCTGCCGCTTCATCCGCCGCTGATAGGACGATGGAGTGGGCATCCGCCGAAGCCGCACGCAAGCGGATTGAGGCAGTGCAGCAGTCGGTGGCAGACCCGCTGGCGGATGAGGTTGATAGACAGGACGAGGCGTTCCGTAAAACGCGGCAGTCTGCCCAGACCTACGGGGACTCCATCAACTCGGTGGCAGATGCGGCATGGAGGCTCAAGGGTCAGGTGCTCGCCGTCACCGGGCTATTCGGCGGGTTCATCGCGGGCGTGGTGGGCGCAGTACAGGCGATCCCGGCCCTCGTAGAGAAGTTGACTGAGGCGCGGACGGCTTTCAAGCAACTTGCCGAGGCTCAGCAAGAGCAACTCATTGGCGCGGCCAAGGGCGCGTATGGGGATCGGTCGAGAGAAGTACAGGGCCGGGACGCCATCGACAACGCAACCCTAGCCGCCAAGCTCGCCATCAACGCGCTCGCGGCGGAAAAGAACCTGAGTGATAAGCAGGTGGCAGAACTGGAGAGCCGGGTTGACCGGCTTGCGGCCCTAGAGGAAAAGAGCCTCCAAGAGAGCTTCCGACGTCGCGAACAGATGCGCGCAAGACAGATCGCACGCGACCTACAAGCCGCTGCCGACTATGAACGGCAGTTCGGGGTGCAGGTTCGGGCGGAGCAAGAGAGGCGAGATAGCCAACTTGCCGAGGGTTCTTACGTCCGCACTGTGGCACAGCGGCGGGCAAACGAAATCGCGCAGGACGAGAACCCCGAACTAGCCAAGCTCGAAGCCGAGGTGGCAGACCTTGAGGAGAAGAAGCGCAAGGCTGTTGGCGAATACGCGAGGACCCAGCTACAGGCGGAAATCGATGCGGTCAAGGAAGGCAACGCTCTCCGCCGTGAAGCAATCCTGAACGCGCAATACCTCAAAGAGAACCTTGAGGTTGCGGACCACCAGCAGCAACTGCGCCGCATTCGTGAGCAGGCGGAAGCGTGGCAAAGGTCCATGCTCGACGCCCTGAATGCGTTTCGTCAGCAACAGATCGCCCAGTTTGACACCGCCTCCATCGCCTTCGACACCTCCCGCATCGAGTCGCTGCTAGAGCAACTCGTCAACAAGAGGGAGCTGTAGCCATGCCCCTCACGGCGACGGAGCTACTCGCGGGCACGCGGAGCACCGAGCGCACCGTCACCGGGCGCAAGGCTGCTGTCCGTCGCTTCATCGTCGCCACCGACAGCCCGGAGGCCGCGCGGACGGCTGACAACGTACCCACCTTCCCCGGCGTCTACCCCGACGACGCGGTTCTGAAGCTGGAGCGGATCACCACCGAGCCGAATGGCAAGGGTGGTACGACCGTGATGGCGTTCTACTCGAACGACCAGCGGTTCGGCACGCCACGTCAGCAGCCGCCCCCCACCGAGGACTTGGTGAACAAGTCCGATTGGGCGTGGGGGATGCGGGACGTGCGCGTGGAGTACCCCATCAACATCCGGGGGAAGATGCTGCGGCCCGTGCGCGACAACGCGGGCGGCAACATGGTTATGGAGAAGGTCGATGCGTGGACGCTCCGCAAGGGCATCCTCATCGAGCGCCGCCCCATCCGGTCCCTCACCGTGCGGGTGCGCCTGTCCAGCATCGCGCAGATAAGCCAGTTCGACATCATCGCCGACCAGTGCGAGCACCTGCACCAGATCGGCGGCAGGGTCTACCAGTACACCCCCGCTTCCAACTGCGTGCGGCGTCTGGATGAGTTGCTGTTCGAGATCACCCACGTTTGGGAGTACGACCGCGGGACGGTGCTCCCTCGCATCCCCGCATCCACCGACCGCGTGTTCTTCGACAGCCCGAACCCCGTGGACCCCAACACGCGGCGGACTCTGCTTCGCGCTCCCTATGCGATCCTTGACGCGATCCCGGCGGACGACCCCGGCGCTGCCGATCCGCTTGCGGGTGTGTTCAAGACGGTGCAGGTGTTCCCCTTTGCCGAGGACTTTGACGCTTGGCGCTCACTCCCGGGGGTGCCGAACCTTGATTGACCAGCGCGTCATCATCGGGCGGATTGTGAGCCATACGGGTGTGTCGCCGGGACCGGCGAAGGACATCACATACACCATCGAAACCACGCTGCCGGACGGAGGTATCGTCAAGCTGGCTGACCAGACGCCCGGGGAAGACCGCGAGCACAACGTGGATGTAGTGGCGGTGCCCGTAGGACGCTCGGTGTTGGGCGTGCTGACCCAAGGCTGGGAATCCAGCGCGGTCGCGTACGTCCAGTGGATGTTCTCGGAGCGGGTCTACTGGGGCGAGTGCGGCACCGAGCCCGCGCCGCCGGTCGAGGACCCCGACTACCCGCACCTCACCAATGAACAAACGTCCACCGGCACGCTCGCGGGCGGCTCCATACCGCAAACCCCAGACTTCGGAGGGCCCGCGGTATGACGCTGACATTCCCGCAGTGCGACCTCAACGCCGCCCTCGGCCTGCTGCGCGACTCCTCGGGCCGTCCGGTGGTCATCCCCACGGGCGGGGCCGACGTTGCCAGTGTGCAGGCGGTGGGCACGTTCACCACCGCCGTCGTCACGGTCAAGCAGACCAACGTCCTTGCGGACGGCGCCTACGCCAACTTCGACACCCCGCAGGAGCTGAGGGGCACTAGCGACGAGCTGAAGCTGTCCGACCTGCTGGCGATCCGCACGGAGTACATCGTCTGCGAACTCACGACGGTGGAGGGTGGGGCGGCGGCTGCCGACATCGTGGTTCACCTGCGCCCGTCCAACATCGGGCAGGCGGTGGTGACGTGAACTACTACCTCGACCCCCGCCGGGTGCTGGGCATCTATCAGCTCAGCACCTACACGCTCACCAGCACCACCAACGTGCAGAAGTTGTTTGACGCTTCGCCGAATGGAGCTTTGACGCTCTCGGCGAACACCGCCTACCGCTTCTGGGGGCAGTTCCGCCTTGCGAGCATGAGCAGCACGAGCGGCAACGCGCTCCTCGACCTCCTCGGCGCGGGCACAGCCACCATCTCCAGCATCCAGTGGCACGTCTGGGGCATGGACGGGACCACGCCGAGCACCGGCGCGGCCGTCACCAACTCCTTCCACTCCTCGACCGCCGCCCCCGGCAACATCTTTACCGGCGGCGTCGGGACGGGCATGTGGGGCACGTTGGAAGGCTTCATGCGCGTCGGCGCTGGCGGAACCATCATCCCCTCCATCGGACTCACCACGGCTGCCGCGGCGGTCGTGCAGGCCAACTCGTTCTTTGAACTGGTGGCGGTGGGTCCAGACACCCTCACAACGAACGGCCCTTGGAACTGAAAGGACTCTGACCCATGGCATTTGAATACCTCGCATCGGGTGCAACCTCACTGGCGGCGGCTTTCTGGCTCCTTGCGGATGGCACGGCCGGCTCCGGACCCGCCGCCAACGCGACCCTCATCATCCCTGACGGCGTGCAGGCCATCACCACCGCCGTGGACCAGAGCGCGGCGGGCGGGATGCGGTCGTTTGAGGTCAACCGCCTCTTCACCGGCACCATTGGCTCTCTCGGCACGCCCGCGAAGCTGTACCTGACCGACTCCACGGCGGCGGAAAAGACCTCAGCTAACTCTGAGTCGTTCATCCGCTACGACGCCGGCGGCGGGGCGTTCTACATCTCGTGCTCGACCGTGAGCGGCACCAGCTCTATCGACAACTTCTTCCAGAACTCGGTGGGGGCGGTGTACTTCGTGACCGGCCTCTGCGTGTTCTACCACCTCACCAACGGTCCTCTGACCGTCAAGGCCAACGGCACACTGACGAACTTCGACGCCTGGGGCGGATCCTCGACCATCGACTCGGGCGGGACCAACCTGACGAACATGACCATCTTCGGCGGGAACCACATCGTCAACAGGGCAGTGACGGGGACGCTGACCATCTACGGCGGGTCCGTGACTCTCAACTACGAGGGCACCACGGCGACCGGCACGGTGAACCTGCGAGGCGGGACCTTCGACCACCGCGCGGGCGACGTCACCACCATGAACCACGACGCCGGGCTGCACGACTACAGCAATATGCGGCGCAAGTCCACCATCACCACCTGCACCCGCAAGCCCAACGCTGTATCCCGGGGCATCCGCTCGTCGGGGATGCTCACCGTCACCACCGACACCACCATCGGATTCCCGCAGTTCGCCGCGTGATTGAATGCTCCCAAGGGCCGTCCACATAGGCCGCATCGGACGGCGTTTCCTCAACGTCCGGGGGACGTTCTCGGCCCTGACGGATCGGTGCGGGTCGTGCTGCGGCGACCCCCCGCCGCCCACCTGCGCCTGCCGCGCCGTCACCCTCCCCTTCGACTGCGGCCTGTCCCCCCTCATCGAACGCTGCTGCCCGATCACCCCCCAATGGGACTTCACGTACACCGTGGGGGCCAGCCTCACAGAGACGACCAACGGGGGCGGGACGTTCACCTACCCCGATGGAACGGTGGTCACGGCGTACGCGCCGGGCATCGCCCGCCAGTGGTCGGCTACGGGGACGGTGCGTGTCTCCCAGCGGTGCGTGAACGGGTTCCCGGTCATCACGCAGGAGGGGCAGGTCGTAGAGACTGACCGGCGGGCGGTGTGGAACCCGCAGGCGCGGGAGTGGTTCTACGAGACGACCATCGAGCCGTCAGTCATCCCCGTCGCTTACCCGATCCCGCAACCCGGCCTGTTCCTGACCGGCACCCGCCCCCTGCTCTACAACCCATCGCCCGGCCACCCGATCCAAGGATGCGTCGGCAACTTCTCCGACGACCTGCCGCACCCGGGATTCGCGGGGCCTGCCCCCTACGCCTTCGCATGGGACCGGCCCGACCTGCTGCCCACCCCAAACCCCGAGCCGTTCTTCCGCTTTGGTTCGCACGCGGGCTCGTGGCAGCAGGAGTACAGGTGCAACGGCGGGGCCTTCGAGCAGACGTACAACAGCTCCCACAACAACAGCCTGACCGGCCTGTACCCCCTCGGGAACGGGACGAACGCGCAGGCCAACCTCAACTTCAACAGCATCACGAACTACAACGCGCAGGCGAGTTGGACCACCCAGCAGCTAGGCCAGTGCAACCCCAACCCCTGCGACCTGAACCAGACAGGGGCCTGCTGCCGCCTGATGGGCGTGGAGGGGCTGACGCTGCCCCTGTGCTCGCACACCACCCTCGACCAGTGCCGGGCGCAGCGGGGGCTCTGGCGGGGTGTGGGAACCTCCTGTGATACCGCCCGCTGCCAACCTCTCGGCGCGTGCTGCCTTGCCTCTGGGGCATGCCTGCAACTGGGGCGGGTGGCGTGCTTCCAGCGGCGGGGCGTGTACCGGGGCGACGGGACGTTCTGCGATCAGGGGCGGTGCAACGGTCCCGTGGGCGCCTGCTGCGTCAACGGCGGGTGCCTCGTCACGTCGGCGGGCAACTGCGCGGCGGTGCAGGGCATCTATCGCGGCGACGGCTCGCCCTGTTCCACGGCCAACTGCGGGACCAACCCGGACCTGGGCTCGTGCTGCGCTGACGGGCGGTGTTTCCCGGATGTGACGCTGGCGGGGTGTCTGGCGAAGGACGGCATCTGGCAGCGGGACGTTCCCTGCGTGAACCGGCGGTGCGTGATCGTGGTCCCGAACACCCAGGACATTGACCCGCCGGTGCAGCCGGTGCGGGGGTGCAGCGGATGCGGTGGCGGTGGGACTGGAGGGCTGATCCTGTGAGGCTTGCGGTACTGACACAGAAGGCGCTGGTGGGGGTCAACGGCGGACTGGGCTACGTCGTGGCCCTTGGCTCGGGGGACAAGGCTGACGACGCGACGGTGGACACCCGCCGGGCGATCTGCCGCGCGTGCCCGACGCGGGAGCGGGCTGCGTTGCCCCTGTGCGCGGTCAGCGATTGGTGCGGCGAGCCGCTTGTGGTGACGGCTGATTCGTGCGGCTGCCTGCTGGCTGGGAAGACGGCTGTGGCGTCGGAAGGCTGCCCGCAAGGCAAGTGGGGGCCGGTAGAGAGGACAACCCAATGAACATCCGCCCCCTGATCTACGGCAAGCACCCATGCGCCGCCCCTCGCGGCTGGGGCCCTCCCGTCCCCTGGATCGCCGGGTGGCGATGCCGCCCCTACCCCCTGAGCGACCGCCACGGCGAACGCTGGGGCGGCGACTACGCGACGTTCTACTCCCGCCCCGACTACTTGGCCGACGCGGAGGCTTCGCTGCGGGAAGCCGTCAACCTCTTCGTCCCCGTCGGCTACAAGGGCATGGTCTACGACGACGCGGAGGATGTGATGGTAGATCCCGCGGCGTACGGGGCGGCGCGGGGATCTAAGACGCGGCTGGCCGACGCGCTCATGCTGGAGAAGCGGTGGGGCCGTCGCGTCCACCAGATCATCCGCGAGGAGCGGCCAGGCGTCACCGTGGTCAGCATCGACAAGCGGTTCGGAGGGAACGGCCCTGTCACCCAGTGCTGCTACCCGTTCAGTGACACCCCCAACCACATGGCAGGCGTGACCTTCCGTGAGCACCGCGAGAGGCACATTGGGTTCACCCGCCACATGATCCCGGTGGTGACGGCGTGGCACAAGGGCGACCCGTCGCTGCACCACCTGGGCCAGAGGCAGCTCGACTGCGTGGCGTCGTGCGCGTGGGCGATGGCGTCGCTGGGCGAGGTCTGGGTGTTCGGGCAATCGAACAACGCGGGTGAGGCGGAGGCGACGGAGGTGGCGTACATGCGCTTCCGGCGGTGGGCGACGGAGTTCGTAGAGCCGCCCGCGTGAGAAGGTCGCGCACCCGCCAGCCCCCGCCCCTGGAACTCCCCTCGGCGCTCGCCGCGACCGAACCGCCGGTCCTGTGCGGTCGGTGCAAGATGAAGGGTGATGGTGCCTGCGCCCGGTGCTACGAGCGGCGGTTGTGGCAGCAGATATTGACGCTCAAGGGGCAGACCTACGCGATGCTCAGCCCCATGGACGCGCGGCTTACCGGGGCGACCGCCGCCGCGGTGATCCAGCAGGTGTCTGGCCTGCGTGATGCGTTGGCGCGCCAGTCGGAGCAGTTCAACCTTATCGCGGGACAGGTCCGGCGAGTTGTGGAGCTGGTGTGCCCGACCGGAGGTGTCGCCGGCCCCCGCCCCGGCTGATCCCCGTGCAACCTGTCGAGTCGATAACCCAACGCTCGACGGGTCTGCGAAGCATCGGGCTCAACGTCCCCAGTCAGTGCAAACCCTCTGCCCCGGGCGCGGGAGTGCGCGGGGTGGGTTCAGGGAGTACCAATCGGGCCGAATGCCTCTGGGTCGTGATCTGGGTTGAAGAACACCACCTCTCCACCACTGGCAACGTGCTTGAATCGGTGGCCGTCCCGAACATACCGATCCGCCACCATGTTCTCGAACGCATCGGCCAGTCGGTTGCGGTGCCCGGCTGTTGGACTGGCCATTGAACACTTCCGGCCGATGGTGCCGTTCACGTTGAGCGTTGTGAGCATCCGCCAAGTCTTGCAGCCCAGGGGCTCCATCCCTACTCCTCCCTCGTGGGTGGGGTGTGTATCACTGTGCCGCCCACCACATCGACAGCGACCGGCTGGGTGTCGAACACCCGCGCAAGCACCTCCTGATAGCCACAATCACACCGCATAGGAGAGGTGGTATGGATGCCGTGGAAGAAACCGGCGGCGTACATTGTGGCGCAGCCGTGTTTGTGGCCCGTGTACGGGAGCAGCGCGTTTACCAGTCCGGCGTCGTCCATCACTCCCCCCTCACGGCCCGCACGGCGGCTTGCAGGGCGTGGTCGAGGGTGGGGCCATAGAACTCCGCCCACCCCTCGCGACGCGACACCTCTGACTCGCCTTGGATTGGTTCGTCATCCAGCACACGCACCCGCACCGTATTCGAGGGAAACAGTCGTAATGCTCGGTTCTTCAACAACTCGGTAATCGCCGCAGACCGGCAGAGGGCGAGGGCGGCGGTTTCGTCAAGGTCCAAGCCGCCCGGACACCAGCACCACTGCGACCTCACGAGCGGGTTCGTGCCTAGGCACTCTCCGTCAGCGTTCACAGGGCGTGTCTTGGGCACCTTGGCCCACAGAGCTTCATACCCCGCCAGCGCGTCGGTGCTACTCGCGGTCATCGGGGGCTCCGGGTGGTGGGGGTGAGTGGCTCAACTTCAATCGCGGCCTGTGCGTCGTAGGCCAATGACAGCACGCGGTCTACCCACGGTGAAACGTGGCTGAGGCCATGGCCCATCGGGCCACGATCTATCTTCGCCAGAGAACGACACACTCCCGTCATCGCGTCGGCCTGACGCGCCCGCATCAGCAGGTGGGCCACTGTGTCTGACTCGGTGGGCATAGTAGAGGCCAACCACCGGAGGTAGGTGCCCAGTGTCATGTCTTCTAGGCGCTTGGCTGTTCGCTTCGCCATCCTCACTCCTTCCGCTGGGGGCGGGTTAGTCGGGCTTTCTTTGTGGGCCTACCCACCAACGTCGCCGCCATCGCCCAGTATTGATTCCGCTTGGGCTCGCCCTTGCCCTCGCGCCAGCGATACACCGTCGAGCGGTTGACGCCTGCCGCCCTTGCCAGTTCGGGCGTACTCACGCCCGCGTTTGATGCGGCGGCAAACAGTTCGCGTATTTCCTTGGACGCTGGCGGCATTGTCGCAGTTTAGCGACACTGGCACCCGCTGTCAAACCCTGCTACCATCCCCCCACGCGGCCCACCTCACGTTGACTGGCCCGTTCCCTGCTCCGCGCCCTGGGGCGCGGGGTGGGTTTGGTGAGTAGTTCAGCTTGGTCGAACACCGACCGGCTCTGGCTACGTGCGGGCAACCGCAAACGAACCAGAGAAGCGGACGGAGGCACGCGGGTTCAAATCCCGCCTCACCATTTATGCAACGACGCACCTTCATCGGCGGGCTGCTGGGGCTCATTGGGCTGGCGGGCAGGGGCAAGGTGGAGACGCCGCCGGAGAGGGTGGTGGTGCCCACGCCGAAGCCCAAATCGCCCGTGCTCTCGTTCGAGAAGGGCGGGACGATTGAGTGGCGGAGCACATCGCCGCCGATCACGACGCTCAACCTGACCGGCGGGCGGATCGTCACCGTTGATTGCAGCTACGGCGGCACACCGGCAACCATCGAAGCCTACGGAATCGACGGGTACGGACGCCGCCACCGTATCACCTAGCCTCCCCCATGGACCTCCCCCAACCTGCCCTCGACCTCCTGGCGATTGGCCGCAGGTACTTCGACGTGGACATCCGTTGGGTGCCCCCCGGCAGCCCCACCAGCTACGGCCGCGCCTTCGGCTTCTGGTCCGTGGAGGTCGGGCCCAAGGGCTGGCGGCAGTGGCACACCGTCGTGGACCCGCGGCCGTTCGCGCAGCGGTTCGTGAGCATGGGGCAGGTGCCGCCCTGCACGGTGGAGTGGACAGACCCGACCGTGGCGATCCGCGGGGCGCTGACGCAGGCGCGGAAGAACTGGCCGGATTGTGTGACGCCGCGAGAAGACGGCCCCCGCGACAACCCCGGCACATTGCCCGCCTCGGGTGGGTAACGCCTACCGATTCCCAGCCATTCTGTGAAGAAATGCTCACGCTCTATCAACCTAGAGCGCCCAGTCTCCCTAGACAACCGCCCGGTGTGTGCGCCCGGTGCCTTGGGGGAGGTTCTGGATGAGCACGACAGACGGGTGGAAGCTGTGGGACGCCGAGGGTGTGGAGCGCGGGATCGGCGTGATGCCGAAGGCGGTGCCGAAGAACGTGGACGGGGCGGAGCCGATGCCCTATCACGCCACGCGGCACGCCGACCGTCCCATAAGCGAGCAACTCGCCCTCGCGTGCATCGAAACGGTGCAGAAAGCGTTGCACCTTTTGGAGGGGCAAGTAGGTTTGGCCCGCATGACAGCGGCACAGGCGAGCCCGGCACCACAGCCCGGCCCGCTCAGAATCTCTACCGACAGCCCGACCGTCAGCGTGCTGCTGGTTGCGTGGACCGGCGCGTTGAAGCTCAAGGGCGTCACTGACGGCCACGTTAAAGACTCCATCGACTGTGTGACCGACGCCGCCGCGTCTCAGTGCTGGACCTTCCCCAGCCAGATGACGCCCGCCACGATCCGCACTTACTTGGAGGCCCGCAAGCTCAAGGGCAACGGCCCGCGGTATCTGAACCACCAACGCGCGTACATCGGCACGTTCTGGGACTTCTGCAAGGGCGAAGGCGCCGTGTCCGGGGACAACCCCATTGACGCCGTGCCCCGCGCCCGCGTGAAGCGGCGGCAGGCGTTCCACGTCCCTACCGAGGATGAGGTGGTGCGTCTCATCGTCGGCGCGACACAGGACTGGCGGAAGAAAGACCGCTGGCTTGTGCGGCTGGTGCAGGCGTGCAGCCATTACCGAATCGGCACGCTCCGCGGCATGAAGCCCGAGCACGCGCACGAGGCGGAGTTCCCACCGTACTTCGAAGTTCCTCCGGAGCTGGTCAAGAACGGCGAGCCGACGCGCGTGTGGATGACGGCGGAAGTGGCTCGCTGGATCACCGAGCACAAGCGGATCAATGCGGCCAAGATCAAAGCGAGGGGGCTGCTGTTTCTATCGGTGGGCAAGGGCAAAGAGTTCGACCGGGATCTGGAAGCCGCGAATCTCCCGAAGAAAGCGCACCCAGGAGCACCCGCGTTTGTCCCGCACAGCCTGCGGCACTTCGCCAGCAACCGGCTCAAGTGGGCCGAGGTGTTCACGGACGAGGAGCGGCAGGCGCAGAACGGGCACAAGACGTTGGAGATGACCACGAGGGTCTACACCGATCCCTCTCACATTCAGTTAGGCCAGAAAATCTACCGGCTGAAAGACCTTTTACCGGACGGGTTTAGGCCAAGATGGGGGCAGCGAACAGAAAAAACGGGGCAAAGTGTGCTTGCACCCCCGGGGGAAACCGATAAACTGGACGACGCCAAGCCGAACAAGGGATTGAATCGTGTTCACCCCCCAGACTCACTACAAGAACCCGCCTGTGACCCGAGTGGTCCGGCTTGGCGGCATGACGGCAATCCCGTGCGGGCGGGTTCTTGCCGTGAGTCGAGCGAAGGGCGGCAGTTAGACGAGCCTGATACTGACCGGGGCAAGCGGTTCGAATCCGCCTACCCCGACTTAGATCAAAATGACCCCGATATAAACGGGGTCTACCTCGAGCTGATCGAGGTCCAGGCCCGCCTGATTGCCGCCCTTCTCCGGAAGGGACGCGGCAATGGACCGTCAAAGGCAAGCGGCTAGCACCGGCTCAGAATCCCCCACAACCAAGCACACGCCGGGGCCGTGGACGGCGACTCTAGCTCGCACCCTGATCCACGTTCACAACGCCGAACTTGGCGAGCCGGTTGTCGCCATATCTGTTTCGCCCCCTCGCATTCACGAAAGGGACTTGCGGGACAAGGCGGTTGCGACGGCGCACGCCAACGCCCGCCTGATCTCTGCCGCGCCGGACCTGTTCGCGTACGCACGCTGCCAGGAGGCGTGGTCCTCTCGCACCGATGGTGGTGACTACCCGCACGGTGCCGTTCTCTCGCTCTTCCGTGAGTACGGATACGACGAACCCGTCGAGGGATCGGTGTTCCTCGAAGACCTCCGCCGCGCCGCCATCGCCAAAGCCACCAAGGCGACAGGCGGTGCCGAGTGATCGGCCCCGCTTGGGATGCAGGCGTCCATGACGCACCCCTCTTCCTCTCCCGCACGACCGACCCCGGGAGCAGCCGGAAGGCCGCGGTAGCCCTTACTGAGTCGGGCCGCGCCTCCGACCAGCGGAGCGTGGTCTACGGGGCCTTGCGCGAGCACCCTGGCTGCACGTCCGCGGAGCTTGCCGAGGCCATGGGTGTGGACCGCTTCATGGTGGCGCGCCGCCTCCCCGACCTACGGCGTCTTGAGCAGGCGGTCAACGGCCCTGAGCGGACGTGCAACGTCAACCACACCCGCGCGATTACGTGGTACGCCGCCGAGGACGTTGTGACCTGCGGCAACTGCGCGGAGCCCACGCACGGGGCGGGCGGGACGTGCCACCACTGCAAACGAGACTTGGCGGCATCGCGTCGGGACGCGGCCGCGCATGCGGAGGAGGCCCACGAAACGGTCACCTGACCGCCCCGACATACGCCCAGCACGGCCCTTGGACCGCTCCCCCCAGCGGCCAGGGGCCTGCGGGCGTGAAAGACCCAATGGGTCCAGTCAGAGGCCCCCTTGAAAGCGAGGTGCAGCATGAAGAACTGAACTGACTGACCACCGGGAAAGACCGGCATTAGCTGGGCGAGACGCGGGCGGCTTATCGGTTGATGCGTGCCGCGTGCCCAAAACCGACCCGAGCCTGACGGGGTTTCAGGACCACCCTCCCGCGCCTTACCGGCGCGGGAGCGGATTGACAGATCACCCCCAAGGAGTCACCCATGAGCACGGAGAAGGCGGAAGGGAAGCGAGTGGAGCACACACCGGGACCGTTTTGGTACGACGCCGAATACCGGCAGGTGTGCGCCAAGAGCACCGGCAAAGGCGGGTATGAGGCTGGGTCCAGCATCTGCGTGGCCGTCGTGAAGTCGTGGGACGGAGAGCCGCCAGCGGACGAAGCTGAAGGTAACGGCCATCTACTAGCCGCCGCGCCCGCGATGCTGAAGGCGTTGCGGAAGGCCAAGGACCTGTTCCCGTTGGGCGTTGGAGCCGTGAGCCTCAGTGACTTCACCAAGGCGAACGCCGGCCGCTGCATCCGCGAGACGCGCGAGTTGTTTGCGGAAATCGACGCCGCCCTCTCCCTCGCCGAAGGGAGGCCCCAGTGAACCTCAACGAAGCACGGGCGGCTCTGGAGGCCGCGTACCCCAAGGCCCGGTACATCAGCGTCGGCGTGGAAGTGAACAGTTCCGCCCCGATGTGGAAGGGGCAGACGGATCGCACCGTTGAAACCGAGTTCGATGTTCACATCCAGCCCGGCGGTGGACAGGACATCTACCACGAAACCGGCCCGTCTCTCGACGCGCTGGTGAACATGGCCGTTGCCGCTGCGAGTCCCGATAAGGCGCAGGACGCGAGCGCCGCCGCCCAGTGCGTGACCGACTGCCAGTTCTGTGCTGGCACCAGCAAGGCTTGCGATGTCTGTGGGCGTCCGGCCGACACCTGCACCTGTAACACCCACGGAGAACACCTGCGGGCGATGGTGGACTGCGTGGCGTGTGTGCCCACCCGCATCACCGGCTCCGACCTAGACGACGACGGGATGCCCCGCGCGGGGAAGTCCAACGTCGGCACCCGCCTCGACCTCACCGCCTGAGCAGAACAAGGAGGACACCGCTTGCCCATCGACCCGAACATCTACACCAACGAAGAGCTCCAGCAGGTCATCGCCGACGTGGGCATGTCCCGCATCGGCCCGACCGACTGGCACTGGGTGTTCCACTTCGAGCCCATTGACACCGGCAGCCGCAAGGGTTGGTTGGTGTGGGTGAGCTTCGACCGCGTGGATGTGAACACCCGCGAGTTTGGCCGTGGTCGCGGCCGTGACGTGGTGGTTTGGTCCGGCACCGGCAAGAGCGGCATCATCAAGACGCTGTGGATGCAGGTGGAACTCGTGGTCAAGCACGAACTGTTCCATGCCTTCCACTACAAGGGACGCGAGTTGTTCGATCCACACGCGCCCGTTGATTCCCTGCACGGGATCAGCGGGCAGGCCACCCACGACAGTTACCACCATTGGCAGAAGCCGACCCAGCCGCAGGGCATGGCGCGGGCTGTCGCTGCAACCGGCGAAATCGCCTAACCCAAGGAAGGACCCCATGCTCGTACTCACAGTAGAGAAAGACGAATCAGTCCGCATTGGTGACAACCTGTACGTCCGCCGCCTTCGCGACGGGCGCTTGGGGTTCACTGCCCCGACTGGCGTGGTGATCCTGCGGGAGACGAACGACGACCGCCAGCACCCGCGTGGGACGTTCCCGAACCGCCCTGTCCCACCATCAGTCCAGCAGCAGCGTTCCGACGCCCTCGCCAAGACCGCCGGGGACATCGGGCGGGAGATTGGGCTTTGACCCGCCGCGAACTCTGGCTGGCCCTTCTCTCGTGGCTGGCGATGTGCTGACCTCTCCCCCCGGCGGGACACCGCTGGGGTGGGTTTGGAGACGACGATGATTGCGACCGCATCACAACTTGCCGAGGTTCACACCAGCGACCTCATGGATGCTTGCCCCAAGCGGGTGCAGCTCCGCCACGAGGGCAAGATCATCGGTGAGACGCCCGGCGCTCTGTACCGCGGCCAACTCTTCCATGAGGCCGTCGCTGGTCTGTACCAGCGCAACAAGTGGGACCGACCCGCGTGTGAGGCCGCGATCCTCGCCGCTGCCCGCGTGGTGGCAGAGACGGCCAAGCGCGAGAACCGCCCCTTTACCGAGGCCGTCGCGAACGGCGCGAGCACGCACCAGGCCGAAGTGCTGGACCTCGTGGTGCAGTACGCCGCCCGGTTCCACCCGATGCCGCAGGACAAGATCATCGGCTGTGAGCTGCCGATCCGGTGGACGATGGAGCACCCGTCGCTGCCAGAGCCGGTCAACTTCGCCAGTCACATCGACCTGTTGTTCCGCCGCGACACGCTGCTTTGCGTGTACGACTACAAGCTGAGGCAGGACGACCCGAGCAGGGCATTCCTTGCCCGCAACCCGCAACTCGGGCTGTACTGGCTCATGGTCCGCTACGGGCAGGTCTGCATCGACGTTGACGCGGATCTGTGGGTCGCCTTCGGAGAGTGGTCGGCGGTCGCGTGGGTTCACGCCCCGGCGCTGGCCCCGTACGGCAAGGCGTACACCAACACCCACACCGGCGAAGCGTTCAAGAAAGGCGACCTGCGCCCCGCCGACAAGGTGGTGCGGTGGTGCGGGTTCCATCCAGATCAGGAGGGCGCGTTGCGGGACGCCCTGGCGGAGCGTGTCGGCATGATGCGCGCTGGCTTCTTCCCGGCGATCCCGGACCCAGTTGGATGTGGTCTCTGTGAAGCATGGAAGCACTGTCCGCGTTACGACGCGATTGGAGGTGGCGAATGAAGGGTGGAGCAATGGTTCTCGCCAGTGGTATGGACCTGCGCGAGATGGGTTCGATGATGTGCGCGTCCGGGTTCTTCGCGGACACGCGGGAGGCGGCGCAGGCGGCGGTCAAGATTCAGGCCGGGGCCGAGCTGGGGTTCCCTCCCGTCGCCAGCATGGTCGGCGTGTACATCGTCAAGGGCAAGGTGAGCCTGTCCGCCAACCTCATGGCGGCGGCGATCAAGCGTTTTGACGGCGGGAAGTACAACTACCGCGTCCGCCAGCACACCCCCGAGGCGTGTGAGATTGAGTTCTACGAGCGTGGTGAGTCAGTGGGCCTGTCCACCTTCACCATCGCCGACGCCCGCCGCGCCGGTACTCAGAACCTCGACAAGTACGCCCGCAACATGCTCTTTGCCCGCGCGATGAGCAACGGGGCCAAGTGGTTCTGCCCCGACGTTTTCGGTGGGCCGGTCTACACCCCCGAGGAGATGGGCGAGCCCGTCAACGAGGACGGGGAGATTGTGACCACGACGGCGACCCCGACCCTGCCACCCCCGGCACAGCGGGAGACACCGGCACTGCCTGAGGCCAACACCAACGGGAACGGTAAAGCCACCCCCGCCGGCCCCAAGGTGCAGCTCATGGAAACGGTCAAGGCGTGGTCGGGCTTTGCGACCGAGGACCTTCCGGGCGCGGTCAGGTCGTGCGCGGCGGCGGCGGGCGTCGAGATCAACGGCAAGATGACCAACCAGCAGGCGGAGTACGTGCAGGCGTGGGTTGACGAGCAGCGCGCGGCGGGTGCCAGGTTCATGGACGCCACCGCGAAGGACAACAAGCCCATTGACGTGGGCGACCTGTTGAAGCCGAGCGGAAGCCCGGCGTAGGTGCAGGGGGCGTTCGAGGCCACTGCAAGTAAGTAGTCCCCGCGCCGGTGCGTTACCGGGCGGGGGCTTTGCAGAAACACAACCGGGGCGTGCCCGGACGATTAGGAGCGACCAGTGAAGAACAAGGTTCCCAAGGTTACGAAGGTGTGCCCAGAGGACACCCTGCCGACGCCGCATCCGACCATCTACGCCGCATGGGAGGCGGGCGATCAGGACTTCTTTGCGAGCCCGGAGCTGGATGTTCTGTGGCAAGAGAACGACCTGCACGTTGATGTTCCGGTGCGCATCGGCGTCTACAAGCTGGTCGAGGTCCGCACAGTGGTTCACGAGTCCGTGACGCGGACACGACCGGCAAGGCCGAGCGACTTCACGGGCGAAGACAACTAACCAACTACTTCCACTCCGCCCCCGGCACGTCGCCGGTGGCGGGGTTTTCGGTCACTTCGCAGCGGGTTCTTAGGACGGGACGGGTGTAAGCATGGCAGGAAGCAGTTTCGACAATCTGACTGGGCTGGTCATCAAAGCGTGGGACGACGTGTTCGCCTACGCCGCGGTGGAACAGCTCCGCGAGGTCTCTTGGGGCAAGTTCCCGTGCTCCCGGAACGGTCAGACCTTTCTCGAGATGATGGCCTGCCGCGAGGGCCGGGACGCCTTCTGCGTGTTCGTCGGAGTGTGGCGCCTCGTTACCCGGTACAAAGCCGCCGGGATCTGCCACGTCCGCGGCCGATGGATCACCGCAGAGGACATCATTCGGGACACCGCCCTCCCCCGCAAGGTTGTGATCGACGGGTTCGTCTACCTGCGTGATGTGTCGCAGTGGTTGGCGATAGCCCCCAAATCGATTCTGGATCGATTCAAGATCGACCCCGCTTCGATCCCAACTACAAAACCCTCTTTCTCTCTCTCTGACTCTGGTTCTGATTCTTCCGAAGGGGGTCCGGGGGAAACGCCCGCGATGCCGCCGGAGATCGACACGCCCGCGTTCCGTGCGAAGTGGGACGAGTGGCTGGCCTACCGCCGCGAGAGAGGGCTGGGCAGGTACACGCCCCGGTCAGTGACGGCGAAGCTGAAAGCGTGCGCGAGCTGGGGTGAGGTACTGGCGATCCAGGCTATCGACGCGGCGATTGAACAGGGTTGGCAGGGGTTCTTCAGGCCGAAGGGGGCTCCCGATGGACGTGGGAAGCAACGGGGCAGCGGAGCGGCTGACAGGCGGGCCGAGAAGGCAGGACGCGAGTATGACGAAGGCACCCTCAAACTCCCAATCCACCGATAACGCCGAGCGTTCGCGCCGGACGAAGCTGTGGCTGGACGCCGGGTTCTACAAGCGCCACACAGACGCCCTGCGCGGCAATCTGGCGTGGCCCCGCGACGACCTGTACATGCTGGGCCTGGAGGTGCTGGGTGATGGCGGGCTGGTGTGCATCCTCGGAAAGCGCGGCACCGGCAAGACGCAGATGGCCGCGTCGATGGCCCTGGCGCTGGCGCTGCACAAGGGCCTGCGGCCGAGCTACCAACGACTCTCGGACTACTTCGCGGCGGTCAAGCGGTCATTCGACACCAGCGAACGCGACCCCCGGCGCATGGCCGCGATGGTCCCGGTGCTGGTGTTAGACGAGTGCCAGGAGCGGTACGAATCGCAGTTCGAGGATCTGGAGCTGACCCGCCTGATCGACACGCGGTACGGGGAGAAGCGGGCGACGGTGCTGATCGCCAACCTCAAGCCGGAGGAGTTGGCCGCGTCGATGGGGGCATCGGTGTCGAGCCGGATTCAGGAGTGCGGCGCCGTCATCGAGTGCAACTGGCCGAGCTACCGCGAGGCCAGGATGAGCAGCGGAAAGGGGGCCGCGTGAAGGCCAGCACCCTCGACCTGCTCCGTCTCATGGGCACCGCCACGCAGTGGCGTCAGTTGTTCTCGGTGTTCAAGGTGGGGACCGAGCAGCGCCGCATCCTCTACCACCAGTACATCCAGTCCCGCGCCTGGGCGGGAAAGCGTGCCGCGGCGATGGCGCGGGCCGGCGGATGCTGCGAGCGGTGCGGGAACACTGAGGCCACCGAAGTCCACCACCGGACCTATGCCCGCCTGGGTGATGAGACGGACGCGGACCTTGCCGCGATGTGCCGGCGGTGCCACACCCGCCAGCACGGAGCGGCGGCGGAGAACACCCGCGACATCGGGCGGGATGCAGCCGAGGCGCTGGAGTGGGTGGGGCTGAAGGGTCCGCGAGAGAACGAGCTAAAAGCCGAGAGCGGCCACACGCCACGGAGGGCTACGGCATGACCACGAACACACAAACGCCCGCAATTAGCGGGAAGGAGACTCAGATGCGAATGGATGAAGCGTTCCCAGTAGCAGTCCATCACCCGATCCCGGCGCAGCGGGCCGTGTCCATCACGCTGACCTCAGCGGAGTGGGAGATGGTCGCGTGCGACATGGGCATCGAGCACTGCATGCCCAACAACGTCGATGCGACGTTCCGATCTCTTGTGACTGCGAGCATCGAAACTCAACTGCGTGCGAAGGGGGTCCTGTGAAGATCACCGCAGAAACCAAGCCCCTCATCGAAGCGGTGGCGTTCGCAGTTCGCATCGCCAAGAGCAAGTTCAGCCGGGTCCGCCCGATCTTTGGGTGCGTCAAGATCATCGCGGAGACGATGCAGCCACTTCGCCTGGAGGCGCACGGCGGCGAGATGTGGGCGTCCATCACGGTCGAGCAGGCGGTCAACGAGACACCCGGCATCGTCTGTGTTTCCGCCGAGCGTCTGCTGTTGGCCCTCAACAACTGCGCCAACGACCCGACAGTGGTGCTGGAGGAAGACGGCCCATGCCTGCACGTTCGCGGCGACCGCACGCGGACGGATCTTCGGACCTGCCCTGTGCAGGACTATCCGCCGCCCCTGGACATCGGCGAAGCCAAGGCGACAGTCGGGGTCAGGGCGTCGGAGTTTGAGTCAGCGCTTGCGAAGGTGTCTGGATTCCAGTCTCCCGAGACCTCGAACTACGCCATTGCGGGCGTGCTCGTCCGACGCAACGAGAGGAATCTCGCCGTAGTGGCCCACGATGGCGTCGGCATGGCAGAAGTCAAACTCACCATGCCAAAGGCGGCAGCCAAAGCCGAAGTCATCATGCACGCCGAGGCTGTACGAACCGCCCGCGAAGCGATGAAGCAGGTCGAGGGCGGAGTGTCTGTCGAGTGCGTGATCGGCACGAGTGGGGTCGCGATGACGGTCGGGACTGTGACATTCCACAGCTCGGGAGTTGAGGGTGCGTTCCCTTCCTACGAGGACCACATCCCCGGCAAGTCCGAGGCGTGGTTCGAGTGCAGCGGGGAGGACTTGGCCCGTGCCGTCCAATCCGCCACCACCATGCTGGAGGACACGAAGAAGGCGGTGCGGTTCACGCGCGAGAACGGGCACCTGAAGATCGAAGGGAACACGGCGGAGGTTGGGAGCTGCGAGTCGGTCGTGGACGCCAAGGCGAACGGCGGCGTGCCGAATGTGTTTGCAACAAGGCCGCGATACCTGCTGAGTGCTATCGACGGAGCTGGAACGGCCATTGTGCGGCTGGAAGTCGAGAGCTCGAAAAAGCCCTGTGTGATGCGGTCGGGCGACGGTTCATTCACCGCCGTGTGGGCACCGTTCGGCGCAGCCTAACCCCCTAACCCGGAGCCCCCAAGATGAAGGGAAGTGACAGCGTGAGCAAGTTCGAGGACAAGCACGGCAACATCTGGGTGGTCCGCGAGTGCGAGCACGAAGAGGACTGCGTGGTTGTGGAGTCGTGGTATCCCAAGCCCATTATCCGAAACGCCGGGATCAAGAACGAGTTGGAGTCAATGGGCATGAGCGCGAACGCTGCTGCGGTTGTCGCAGACGGCATCCGTGAGCGGGACGCGACAGAGGAAGACGGTGCTCCCCGTGTTGGATTCCGCAAACTCAACGACTTCCACATCCCCCTGCACTCGCTCGGGGACCTGATCGAAGCACTCCGCCAGTACGACCGGGAGCAAGGAGCCCCCCATGCCTGACCCATCGACGGGGGTGAGGTACACGAGGGCTCAGTTGCAGGCCCTGGAACTGCTGGCTCGTGGCGGTGCGCGTTACGGAACCCGCATCGAGGAGATGCGCCAGTTGAAGGACATGGGCCTGTGCTACGCCCACGACAAGGGCGACGTCCGCAAGCCGGGGTCGTGGGGCTCACGCAAGAAGATCGGCCGGTGGACATGGCGACCGACCCCGGCAGGTTGGGACGCGATCAAGGCCGCTGGTTTCCTGTCCCCCACCCCCACCGCAGCCGCCCGCATCCGCGCCCAGTGGGCAGAAGGAGAGAAGAAGTGAGCAAGACGACTCCGCTGATTCAGGCCGTTGCGATTGGTTCCGAGGGCTACGTCCTCACGTACCGGGAAGCGTTCACCGCCGCGTGGCACAAAGGGACGGGCCTGCCCGCCTTTGCCGCCCGCTGCACCGATGGCAAGTTCGAGCAATGCAAGGCGACGGCGGAGCGGATCGAGCGTGCGTGGAACTCTCACGACCTGCTGCTGGCCGCGTGCGAGTGCGAGGAGGCGTTCGTGCGCCACGCCTCTGGAGTTATGACATGGGAGCAGGTGGTGGACCTGCACCGCTCGCATGGTTACGCCGGCGACAGTGACACGAAGGGCGTGATTGACTTCAGCGAGGACCTCCGCCGCACCGCGCTCGCAGCGGCGGGGAAGGGGGTGCAACCTTGACCATGTACACCGAGACGATCGCGCGCGAGTGGAAGCCGCGCCGCGCTGAGTGGGAGCGTCAGTATTCCGCTGGATGGGCCGCGTGCCTCAACCGCGACGGATTCATTGGCGGCACGCTCCCGTTTGAGCGTGGGTACTTCGCGGCAATGTTGAAGATGGCAGACGACCAGCCCCCCGTGCAGAAGGAGAGCGAAGCGTGAAGGACAGTGATCTGGACAGGTTGGAACAGGCACGCGGCAATGCGACAGCGGGTGAGTACACGGTGCGGCAGATTGCCCCCGACGCGGTGGTGATTGCGGCCGATGAGGGCGGGCTAGCAGCAGTGGCGCGGCTTGCCGTAACCAGCCGCCGGAACGTGCGTGAGTGCAAAGACGACGCGGCGTACCTGGCGGCGTTGCACAACGCGGCCCCCGACCTGATCCGCCTCGCCCGCCTCGGGCTGTCTGCGAGCAAGGAAAGGAGCGAAGCGTGAAAGAGCAAGCGATGAACGATGGTGGCGGAGCGTTCCCGTGGGACGGCGGACCGCTTGTGGAACGTGGCATGTCCCTCCGCGCGTGGCTCGCGGGGCAGGCGTTGAACGGGCTGCTGGCGGGGTTCTTCGCCAACAAGCACATCGGGGAAGTGAAGTACGACGTGACGGCTGACGCGGCGGTGAAGTTCGCCGACGCGACCCTCGCCCGCCTCGGCCTCGCGGCGAAGGGGGGTGGGGCTTGAGCAGCATCTTCTACGCTGTGGCAACCAAGCAATCCCGCGGCGAGTGGTATCCGTGGCGGAGTACGTTCGCCCCGGACCCGCACGGTGCACGGGCGCTCTACTGCACGCAGTACGGCACGTTCTGCCCAAAGGCGGACCTTGCGATCAAACGGTTCTATGTGAGCACCAAGCCCGCACCCCGAAAGGCGGTGACGAATGCCCCCCACTAACCCCACCCGCAGGCAGGCAGGGAAGCGGACGCCGAAGCCAGCTGTTGGCTGGATGGTGGACGAGAACAAAGGTCGTCCCTGGAAACTAGAACATGGCGACATCGCGTACCACGAGATTGCGGCCACCCGCGCAGACGCGACGAAGTTGGCTGACCGTACGTACCGCATGGTCCGCGTGCTGATCGTGGACCCCCGCCACTTCACCGTCGTCCCCAAGCCCACCCCATCGACGCGGAGGAAGCCCACCCCCAAGCCCCGCGCGAAGAAGGCACAGGGCGGGAGGGGTGGGCGATGCTGACCGGCGAACCTGTACAGATCCTCCACGGCGACAACCTCGACATCATGCGGGCCATGCGCGACAAGTGCGTGGACCTGGTTGTGACCTCGCCACCTTACGAAGACGCTCGCCAGTATGCCGAGCTGCAGTTCAGGCTTCGCGGGCAGGCGTGGGTTGATTGGGCCGTACCGCGATACCTGGAATGCCTCCGCGTGTGTCGCGGGCTAGTCGCGTGGGTCATCGAGGGAAAGACACGTAAGTATCGATGGTCTGCCACTCCGGCTCTGTTCATGGCCGACCTGCACCGTGCGGGCGTACACCTCCGCAAGCCTCCGATCTTCAAGCGTGTCGGCATCCCCGGTAGTGGCGGGCCGGATTGGTGGCGCAACGACTATGAGATCGTGGTGTGCGCCACGCGCGGAGGGCGGCTGCCGTGGTCGTGCAACACCGCCACCGGCAGACCACCGAAGTACGCTCCGGGCGGCGCACCATCTCACCGAATGGCCAACGGCCGCCGTGTAGCAGTCATGCACACAAAGACCATGGCGGATGGGTCAAAGAGGAAGCAGGGGTACAACCCTCCAGCAATCGCGAACCCTGGGAATGTGATTGAGTGCCAAGTCGGCGGTGGTCGCATGGGCTCGCCTATTGCCCACGAGAACGAAGCTCCATTCCCCGAGTCCTTGGTTGAACCCTTTGTTCTCTGCTACTGCCCACCGGGCGGCGTGGTGCTGGACCCGTTCAGTGGAAGCGGCACGACGGCGAAGGTGGCGATGAAGCACGGGCGCCGGGCAATCGCGATTGACGAGAGAGTGTGCCAAATCGAGTGCACGACTAGGCGGGTTCAAGAGGTTGGACAGGTAGCGTGAAACCACCCCCTCGGGCGTGGGCAAGGAGGCGTGATGCGAGTGCTGGCGATTGATCCGGGACCGACGGAGAGTGCTTACGCCATCTACAACGGTCGCATTGTGGAGAGGTTCGAGAAGGTGCCGAACAACCGCATGAACCACATCCTTACGCACCCGAGTGCGCACCCGTGCGACTACCTCCACTCGGTTGTCATCGAGCAGATTGCCAGCATGGGCATGGCGGTGGGCGAGGAAGTGTTTGAAACGTGCGTGTGGACCGGGCGGTTCATTGAGTCCGCCGATCGCGCGGGCCTGCGTGTGAACCGGGTCAAGCGTACCGAGGTCAAGATGCACCTGTGCGGGTCGATGCAGGCCCGCGACAGCAACATCCGCCAAGCCCTCATCGACCGCTTCGGCGGCAAGGACGAGGCGATTGGGAAGAAGAAGAACCCCGGCCCGCTGTACGGCGTGAGCGGGGACGTGTGGTCAGCCCTTGCGGTGGGGCTGACGTGGATGGACAGGCAGGCCAACTAGCCCACGGGCAGGAGGATCGGATGAGCCATTGCGATAAGTGCGGACTGGCGATACAGACGTGTGGGTGCCCTCGCCGCCCCATGACCGTTACGAACGCGGGCGGGGAGAGGGTTGAGACGATGACGCAGATGGACGCTTACGAGCGGTGCGGCCCGGTGTCCCACGAGGAAGCCAACACCATCGCGCTGAAGTTCATCAACCAGCACTTCAAGAACCCCGACAAGGAGCGGCCCCGTACGTCGATCCCTGCGGACCCGACGCGGGACGACGACCTGCGGCTCATGGCGTACATCCGCCAGCAGCAGAATCCCACCCCACCCCCCGACGCGGCCAAGGCTAGTGACGACCTGCTCCGCGAGGTGTGGGAGTTCGTTGATCTCAAAATGGCAACGGGCAACGACCGGAACGCCTTGCTCACCATGATCGGCGCGCGAGTTTACAACCTCGGCAAGTCCAAGCAGCCCGACGCGGCGAGGGCGGTGGTGGAGGCGGCGGAACTGGTGTACGACCGCTTCATTCGCGGATACGCCGACATGGATGTTCACTCCGCGATTCGCGCGCTGGGCGACGCCATCACCGCGCACAAGCGGGCCACCTACGACGCGACCGCGAAGGGAGGGGTGTGAGATGAGCAAGTCACCAACGGCCAAAGCGAAGTACGCACAGCGGCTCGCCAGCCAGAAGGCTCACAAGGAAGCCAAGAGGGTTCAGCAGTTCGAGCGCGACAAGTGCACCGGCTGCGGGGCCAAACATGGCGAGCGTCACCGGACCGGATGTACATGGGCTGAGGAGTTCCGGCGGCTCAACGAGGTCCGCCTTGGGATACCGGCGGCGATGTTCGACGGAGGCACAGGCGTCACAGCGACCCTCGCCGCATTGCTGACAGGACGGAGGCAC